CCCTGCCGCCGCTGGTTCCGAGTGAGTGGCACACCGCAGGCGTGAAAGCGTGGGAGAACAACCCGCACCGGCCCCGGAGCAAGAAGGAGCAGATCCGCCAGGCCGCACGCGAGGCGCGGGAAGAACGCAGGCAGCAGCGGCTGGTGGCAATCGGGGAACGGCTCAAGAGCAAGGCCCAGCAGCCGCGCAAGGCGCCGCCGAAGCCGAGCCCGAAGTTTGAGGCGATCAAGCCGAAGCCGGCAGAACCCGCCCCGGTAGTGCTGCACGGCAAGCCGAGCGACATCCGGGGAGCGGTGGACTACAGCCGCGCAAAGATCACGGTTTGCCCGTCGCCCAAGTTCAACTATCGCCACGAGTACGCCCCCGGCAGTGAGGCATGGACGGGCTTTGCGAAGGAGTGGCGGGAACTGAGGGGGCAGGCATGAGGCCCGTTCTCTGGCTGTCAGACGGCAAGAAGTGCGTAGCCAGTGCCTGCCGCCACCCGCGACCCTGCGCACGCCGGGACGCTGAGTACAAGCCCGGGATGTGGATCGGGGATTTCAGCGTGCCGGCTGGTGCCCACGTTGCCGACTGCACCGCACCACTGTGGCGCATGCATGTGCCTTACAGCGCAGCAGTGCAGCCAACGGAGCCGAAGCAGGCGCGGGAGTGGGTGGGCCGTTAAGAACGTGACAGCCGGCACACGACTATTGCCGGCAAACCCTAGGAGCGCAAATGCGCGAACTGACTGACCACAAAGTGAATCCGGCCAATGATGTGCTGACCGTGGAGGTTGTTGACCAACCCGGCAGCGGCGGCGCACACCACCGCTACATCGTGAGCGGCTACGCCGGCAAAAGCGGCAATGACAAAACTTTGATCGAGTTTCAGGACGGCCCGATAAATGAGGCCGGCGTCAATGGCCTGACTCATGAGGTGTTGCTTGCCATCGTGGCAGACCGGCTGCGCAGTTTCCAGCAGGGACCATTTGCAAGCCGCTACAACGCATTGGCCTTGACTCACATTGAGGACGCGCAGAACTGGCTGAACCGCCGCACCCTGGAGCGCATGCGCCGTGGCGTGGAAGGCACCCACAAGGCTTGAGATGAGACACGCGGCCAGAGTTGACGCAAACCAAGCCGAAATCGTGGCCGCGCTTAGGCAGGCAGGCGCATCGGTCTGGATCATCGGATTGCCCGTTGATCTGCTGGTGGGCTACAGAGGCCAAAGTCTGCTGATGGAAGTTAAAACGGTAACCGGCAAGCGCAACCCGAAGCCGGCCCGACATACCGAATTGCAAAAGTCGTTCATGGTCGATTGGCGCGGCGGGCCAGTCTCAACCGTGACGGATGTTCAAGGCGCACTAACCGCAATAGGGGCACTGGAATGAGCGGCTGGAAACTCGTCACACGCGAACTCTACGCAGCAGGCAGGCCGATGCAGCGGGTTGAGTTCGACCACGGCGCAGACGGTGCCGACCCGTACAAGGGGCTGCGCGATGCCCGCAAGTTTGGCTTGGTGCGCGCAACCCGCCACCACTTCACGCATGTTTGGGAACTCACGCCACAGGGCAGGGCATGGGTAGAGGGCAGGGCAGAACTCGCACCGCAGCGGCGCAACGGGAAGCCCAGGCCGCTGGTGGCAACGTGGCTCATGCAACTGCCGGCAACGAACGAAATCAGACTGCCGTGAAGTGCGCCATGTGCAACCGCCCACTCGACAAGCCCGCAGCAATGCTCGGCCGGCTCGCCATCGGGCCAAAGTGCGCGAAGCGGGCGGAACTGCTCAGGCCAAAGAAGCCGCCTGCTGTGGCTGTGGAGCGCGACCGGAGAACGGTGGATTGGATCGAGGATGTGACTGCATGAGTAAAGCCTACTATCGCGCACGCGCATTTGATAGACCAAAACTATGACGACACCGCCAGTCAACCGAGCCCGCCGCATCGACTGGGCGCGCATCCTGTCCAACCTGCAAGCGGCTGGCATGTCGATGCAGCAGATCGCCGACGAGGTGGAGGTCGGGAAAAGCACGCTGTACGGCTACCTGAACCCTGACGCGCCGAGTGAGCCGCCGTACTGGGCCGGGCACTGCCTGCTGGCGCTGTGGTGCGTGCGGTGCGGTGCCAAGCTGGCCGACGCGCCGATGACCAAGGCCGTGCCCAGCGTGTCGCAGATGCTGCGCAGCTTCTCATGACGGGATTCCGACCCCATGCGGGGGGCAGAGTGCGGGCGGTTCAACCCTACCGCACATCCACCCATGGCCCGCACCATCCGCACGCCAGGCGCAGCAGCCGCCGACACCCCCGACGATGCACCGGCCGCGCAGCCTGCGGCCGATGACGGGCTGCCCAACGCCATCGACATCGACCCCAAGACCATCACCGGCCCGGTGCTGACTCGCCAGGGCTGGGTGTGCCCGGCCGAGGCTCCCCGCCCCCCGCTTCGCTGAGGTGTGCCATGTGTGACGCGATGACCGTGCTGTTCGGCGCTGGCCCTGCGAAGGTGATGAGCAACCAGGGCGGCGGATCTTCAAGCCCCGACCCCGCCGCTGAGCGTGCCGCAGCCGAGGCCAGGGCGGCGCAATCAGCCAACGCCCGCATCGCAGCCACGCAGCGGCGCCGTCAGCAGAGCCTGCTGAGCAGCGGCGCACCCACCACCGACCCGGGCACTGCCAGCCGATCCACCACCAGCCTGATGGGCCGCGCACAGATGGGCGGCGGCTCGGGTCAGGTCATCCTGTGAGCGACACCGCCGACCGCCTGATGCGGCGCTGGGGCGCCATGGATGCCGATTACCAGCGGCATGTGGCGGTGTGGCGGGCCTGTTTTGAGGCCACCTATCCCGAGCGGGCAGACGGTCTGCAGGGCGATCACATCGACGCCCAGTCAGCGCAGAACAAGAAAGCCGAGTTGATGGACAGCACGGCCACCGACGCGGCCAGGCTGCTGACTTCCTCGGTCATCTCTGGCATGACGCCGGCCAACTCGGTGTGGTTCGCCATGGATGTGGGCGAGGAATCCGACGACGAGAAGCGGTGGCTCGGTGAAGCCGCCGAGGCGATGTGGGAGGCCATCCACGGCGCGAACTACGACAGCGCGAAGTTTGAATGCGTGCTGGACAGCGTCTGCGCTGGCTGGTTCGTGCTGTACGTGGACGAGGACGCCGACACCGGCCGGCTGATGTTCCAGCAGTGGCCGCTGAGCCAGTGCCGGATCGCATCGAGCAAGCCGGGCGGGCGCATTGACACGGTGTTCCGCAAGTTCACGTTGAGCGCCGAGCAGGCGGTGAGCGAGTACGGTGAGGACCGGCTGAGCGAGAAGGTGCGCAGCGATGCGATGCTGAAGCCCGACGCGAAGCACGAGTTTATGCACTGCATCTACCCGCGCAGCAACACGGCGCCGGGCTCGCGCATGGCCCGCAATCTGCCGGTGGCATCGGTGCACATCGAGTGCGGCAGCAAGCAGGAGGTGCGGGAGTCGGGCTATCACGAGAGCCCGGTGATCGTGCCGCGCTGGGTGCAGTTGCCCAACAGCGCCTACGCCATCGGTCCGGTTGCCAACGCGCTGCCCACCATCCGCAGCCTGAATGAACTGCTGCGCCTGGAGGCGGTGGCTGTGGCGCGTGCTGCGGCTGGCGTGTACGTGGCCGAGGATGACGGCGTTCTGAACCCCCGCACGGTCAAGGTGCGCGGCGGCTCGGTCATCGTGGCCAACAGCGTGGACAGCATCAAGCCGTTGCCGTCTGGTGCCGACTTCAACGTCAGCTTCAGCAAAGCCGACCAGATGCGCGCCGAGATCCGCAAGCTGTTGATGGCTGACCAACTGCAGCCGCAGGACGGCCCGGCGATGACGGCAACCGAGGTGCATGTGCGAGTGGCGCTGATCCGCCAACTGCTGGGCCCGCTGTTCGGGCGCTTCCAGTCCGAGGATCTGGCGCCCACCATCGAGCGTGTGTTCGGGCTGATGTACCGCCGCGGTCGGCCTGAGTTGGGCGGGGCTCCTGGCCCGGTGGTGCTGCACGATGCACCCGAGAGCCTGGCCGGTGAGGTCTTCCGCGTGCGCTACCAGTCGCCGCTGGCCCGTGCACAGAAACTGGAGGATGTGAGCGCGACCGAACGGCTCATCAGCCTTGCGGGCCTGATGGCGCAGACGGGCAAGCCTGAAGCGCTAGACCTGATCGACGCCGAGGAGTCGCTGCGCATTGCGTCCGATGGCCTGGGCGCACCGGCCAAGGTGCTGCGCGACGAGAAGGCGCTGAAGCTCTACCGCGAATCGAAGCAGCAGGCCGAGCAACAGGCGGCACAGGCGGCACAGGCCCAGCAAGTGCAGGGCATGGCCGCAGACGCAGCATTCAAGCGCGCCGCGACGGCGTAAGGAGCAGAGCATGGTGATGAACATTTCCGGGCCGCCGTGGGTGGTGAGCATTCCGGAGTCGGCGTTATCAGCCCTGGTGTCAACACCTTGGAATCTGCTGCCGGCCCTGGTGCTGGGCGGCGATCACCCCTATGCGCAGTGGGTGGGCGGCATGGGACCGGCCTATCGTGACGCCGGGCTGAAGACTTTCTGCGCCATCAACACCGACACCAGCCAAGGCGGCACGACCTCGCCAACCGGAACGGGTGAGATGGCATCGTGGGGCCAGGTTGCCAGCCTGCCGACGATGGGCGTTGAGGTGGTCAGCCACGGGTCGCGCCACATCCAATCGTGGAGCCGCATCAACACCGGCATGCGAATCCGCTACACCGGGGCGGCTGGTGCGCCCACTGTGGCGATCAGCAGCAGCGCGCTGACGCTGACCGGAAACGGCGGCGGGGAGAATGCTGCGCTTGCCTTCAGCACGTACACCACCCTTGCTGCCTTGGCCGCACAGATCAACGTGCAGGGCGGTGGCGTCTGGACCGCGACGCTGGCCGATGAACTGACCGGCCTGGAGCAGTCCGGAAACCTGCTGGTGGTGTCGGCGCGCAACGTGACTGCCACGGCAAACCAGCAGTTTGCGGCAGGCGGCGGCATCGTGCTGCGCTACATCGGCCGGGGGTATGCCCAAGTCTATGCGGCGCGCAACAGCAGCAACCGGCTTGAGGTGTACTGCGATGGCGTGCGCCGCTTGAATATTGACCTGACGGTATCGACCACGTTGTCGGCTGTGGTCACGGCGGTCAATGCGGGCGGTATCACCGGCCTGACCGCTGCACTGAGCGACAACCGCAAGACCGAGACGGCGACCTTCCAATCCTATGTGGTGGGTGATGAATCTTCACTGAACCTCAAGGTGCAGCAGTCGGAGATTCAAGCCAAGCGCACCAGCTTCGACGCTGGCCTGCCGCGCTGGTACATGATCGAGCGGCAACTGGTGCGCAGCCGCGAGGTTGCAGCGGCCAACAATCTGACGCTTACCCACTTTGCCCAGCCCGGCGACGACTTCCACCAGTACCTGAGCGACCACATTGGCTACGAGTCGTTTCGGGGCAATCCAGACGTTCGATTCATTGCGCCCTATCAGACGCTCATGGCTGCTGGCGATCAACGGTTTGCAATCATGCAGACCACGGCAGACAACAGCGCTGTGGGCTGGAACTTGGCCCGCTACAGGGCCTGCATTGACGCTCTGTGCGACTCGCCCGGGTTCTTGGTGTCGCTGAACACGCACAAGGTGATCCCTGACGGCAGCAGCGGCGGGCGCTATAGCTTCCCGAACGGTGACGCCTACGGGGAAATGACAGAGGCCGACTTTGTGCCCGCTGTGGCCTATGCCGGCAGCAAGGTTACATCGGGCGCGCTGCTGAACCTTGGGCCTTCTGAGATGTACCGGCGCCGGGCTTCGTGCGTGATGCCGAAGAATCTGGTGTTCAACAGCAAGTTCAAGAACGATGGGACCACGCTGCTGAATCAGACAGACGCCGGCTTCAAGGTTCCCGGTTGGTATCTGGTGACTTCCAGCAGCGTGTTCAGTGCGGTCAGCGTGGCAAATGACGCCCTTGTTTGCACGACAACCGCCAGCACCGCGACCATCTTTGCGCAGCAAGAACTGATGCTGCAACCGGGCAAGACCTACCTGCTTTCCTGCACCGTGGAGTTCACTGCCTACACCAGCGGCAATGGCGTTGTGCTGGCTTTGCAATCGCCGCGTGGGCAGGTGCCGGCGTTTGTTGGTGCCGACACCAATGCCACATATCTGGGGCAGCGCCAAGTGGGCGCGGCAGGCAACGGGACGCGGCTGCAGCGCGCCGACCTGGTGGTGACGATCCCGACGACATCCAGCGTCAGCCCGCCCAAGGTCATCGGCAACGCCGGGCCGTTCAACCTCATCAGCAGCCCGGCGCAGATCAAGATCAACATCGACGCCAAGGGTCAGTTGGAATTTAACGCTGCGGGCGGCACACCCACCGCCACAACTGCCGACGAGGTGGCCGCAGCGATCAACACCGCCATCGCTGCCTCTGCTTTGTATCCGACCGAGTACCGCAACTGCGCCCGCGTCGTTGCTGGCAAGGTGGTGGTGCAGGGGCCGTATGCGTCCATCGAGGAGCGATACGACAGCGGGTACGGCATCCAACTTGACAGCGGCACCACCAACAGCGCGACGGCGCTTGTGTTCGGCAACAGCACGGCACGCGCCCCGGGCTTCATCCAGCAGCCCACCGACTCAACGCAATGGCCCTGGCTGCTGACTCTTCAATCCAACGTGATCGGCACGTACTCGATCAGCGCCCCCACCGTCATGGAGTTGACCGGATCATGAAAATCGCTGACCTGACATTCAATGCCGAAGGCTGCTGCGGCGAACACAAGCGCGCCCAGGTGGACGCGGGCGACGGCCGCACGCTGCACATCTTCGACCACGGCGAGGCCGGGTATCGCGTGGTGCAGATGCGCGGCGGTGTGATGTGTGCGCCCATCCAAGCCGGGCTGGACGCGGACGCTGTGCAGGCGCTGCTGCCCTGATTTCAAGCCCCTGCCGGTGCACATGACAACCCCGCAGCAGTACCTAGGCACCTTTGAACTGACCGCAGACGGCCAAGCTGTGCTTGACGACCTGACGCGCCTGTTTGCCAATGCGCCGTTCGTGGCCGGGCAGCCTGACCAGACCGCCTACAACTGCGGCACCAAGGCAGTGATCGAACACATTCACGCGCAGTTGGCCAAGGCCGAGCCGCCAGGGCGCTGATCTTCTCGGGCACGCCCAGACGCCGGCCCTGTGCATGCCCTTGCCACCCAGGCCGGCGAGGTTGACACATGCATGCACGACGCTTTCCCCTCATGGATCAGGCCGGGCCTGATGGCGCGCTGGCTGGGGGGGCTGCTCCCACGGCCCCGGCTCCCGCTGCTGACGCAGGCGCTCCTGCTCCAAGTCCCGCGCCTGCGGTCAGTGCACCAAGTGGCGCAACTGCGCCGGCTGGCAGCCTGCTGGCTCGGGGCGCGGGATCTGGCGACGGTGGACAGAGCCCTGCAGCAGCACCTGCAGCAGATGCCCCCGCCATCCCTGACAAGTACCTCGTCAAGCGTGAGGACGGCACGACGGATTGGGAAGCGTCGGCGCTGAAGCAGGCGCAGGGGTACAACGCCCTGGCCACCAAGCTGGGCGCTGGTGACGTTGCCCCCAAGAGCCCCGAAGACTACGCCCCTCCGGTGCCCGAGGGCATCAGCATCGACACCCTGAAGACCGACCCGCTGTATCAGGGGTTCCTGAAGGGCGCGCACGCCAAGGGCATGACCAACGCCCAGGTGGGCTACGTGCTGGAGGCGTTCGCACAGCGCGAGTCGATGAAGACCAGCCCCGAGGTGGCCGAGGCCGAACTGCGCAAGATCTGGCAGACCGATGAGCAGATGCAGGCTGGCCTGGCTGGGGCCTATCGCGTGGTGAAAGCCTACGCTGGCGGCGACGAGCAGTTGGCCAAGATCGAGGCCAAGTTCGGCAGTGACCCCGACTTTCTGCAGTTCATGGCCCGCATTGCGCCCGAGTTGAAGGAGGACCGCCCGCCCGGTGGCTTCAGTTCGGGCGAGCGCGACACGCTGCAGAGCCTGATGGCGCACCCGGCCTACTTCGACGCCAAGCATCCCGAGCATGCCATCGTGGTGGCGAAGACTCGGCAACTCTACGCAAAGGCGCACGGCTGACGGGATTCCGACCGGGCGAGGGCTGCACAGTGCGTGCGTCCCGCCCGGCATGGCTGCCGGATACCGGGGAGATAGCCCAGCCGACAGCCACCCGCCGCGCTGATCTGCTGCGAATGCGGCCCCGCATGGGACACCCGCGAACAGGCGACATCGACCCCAACAGAGGCAACCATGTCCACCTCCGCGACCATCACCACCGCATTCAAGCAGCAGTTTCACGACTCGTTCATCCACGCCCTGCAGCAGCAGGACAGCCGCTTCCAAGGCTCCATCACCGACCGGGGCATGATCTCCGGGTCGAGCTTCACCACCAACAACATCGGCTTGGTGGAAGCCCGCGAAGTGACCGGCCGCTACCAAGACAAGCAGGCCCAGGACGTCGAGCACAGCACCCGGATCGCCTACATGGCCGATTACGACATCGGCCCGCTGGTGGTCGATGGCTTCGACCTTCCCAAGCTGGTGGCCGACCCGACGTACAAGTACGTCGAACTGCTGGTGGCTGCCGCCAACCGCCGCAAGGACCGCACGATCTACCGTGCCCTGCTCGACACCGCCCCGACCCGCACGGTTGAAGGTGGCGCGCTGACCAACACGGCGATCCCGGCTGGCCAGCAGATCGCCGCTGGTGGCACGGGCTTCACCAAGGCCAAGATCCTGCAGGCCAAGGCGCTGTTCCGCACCAACGAGGCCGACGAGTTCAACGGCGAGGAACTGTATTGCGCCTACGACGGCGTGATGCTGCGCCAGTTGCTGAGCGACACCACCCTGACGAGCGCCGACTTCATGGCGGTGCAGATGCTGCAGACCGGCAGCCTCGCGCAGAAGTGGTGCGGCTTCACCTGGCTGCCGTACAACGCCCTGGACGTGCCCGCCGGCAACACCTCGCGCACCATCGCCTGGGCGAAGTCCTCGCTGCAACTCGGCACCGGCATCGACGCCAAGACCGACGTGAGCGAGAACAAGAGCAAGCGCGGCCACCCCAACGAGGTGTACGGCTGGCTGTCGCTGGGCGCTGTCCGCCAGGACGAGAAGAAGGTCGTGCAGATCGACTTCGCCAACAACGTCTGACCCGCAACCTGACCATCAAGGAACACCATCATGGCTGAATTCGACTCGCGCCAGATCACGGCGCTTGCCGCCACCCCCAAGGTCAAGGCGGCGCCTTACGACCACGGTGAAATCAACGTGCTCATCGCCACCACGCCGGCTGCGGCCGCTTGGGCGCAGGACGACACCTTCGAGATCGGCACGATCCCCAAGGGCTCACGCATCCTGCGCTCGTCGCGGCTGTGGCATGCGGCGTTCGGCTCGTCGGTGACGATGACCATCGGCGTGCGCGACGCGGCGACTGGCACCGTCATCGACGCTGACGGCCTGCTGGCATCGGCATCGGTGGCGACCGCCAACCTCGTGACCAGCATCAGCACGGGCGCTCTGCTGACTGCGGCCAACGGGTACGTGACGACCGCCGACGTGACGGTCTACGCCACCCTCGGCGGCGCGAACCCGACCGACGACATCCAGGCCGAGTTCGAGATCCACTATCTGGCCCCGACCGCCTGACGCGCCCCCGCGTCTGACCTGC